TCCTGTTTCTGGGACATTTCTTGCACCCGGACCTCTGTTTGCTTTATACTTAATGCCTTTGACGCCATGCTTCTCAAGCAATTCCTCACCTGAGTTTTCTGCGCCTCGCAATACTGACCAATCATTTAAGAACCGCACAACTGTAAAATTATTTAGCATAGTATTTTGTGCTTCTTTAATTGCCATGCGCTCTGTATTTTTGTTAATTCTTCCGCTGTAAGGTGGGCTATAAATATCCACACCCATATTAATGGCGTCATCTAATGTCATTTCATCTAAGGTTTTAAGAATTGCTTGCTGTGCAAAAAGCGATTGCTCATCAAATGGTTTGTCATAATCAAGCAATTCATCAGGCGTTACGTCCATTTTTACTTGATAGGTTTTGCCCTTAGAAAATGATACATCATTTACATCAATAGATTTTAATGTATCTAAACTTTCATTTAAATAATTTAATCGTATCTCTGAAATATCATCACCAAATGATTTTATTTGCTGTTCTATTTGTTCAATTGCTTTTTCCTTAGCCAATTGTAGCAACTCAGGCTGTGGCAATTCTTTTGTTTGCATTGTTGTAACTTTATTAAGGTTATCAATAATTGCATTAACTGCGAAATATTCTTCTCCTTGCGCTTCAGCTTCTGGCGTGTCTCCTAAATTTTTAAAAGGTTGACCTTTATAAGTAACATCATAACCTTCTCTTAAATCTTTAGCTTGCCTTACAGCCGACTTATAAAATTGCGCGATGTCTTCACTGTTGGTAAAATACAAGCCATAACCAAATGCTTGCGCACTTCGCCAGTGCCAATCTTCTCTAATTTAAACTCATCAAAATCAGCGCCTGAACCGTGGAAAGCAATAATACCCGGCTTTTGGTCTGTTGGTACTTCGACCTTATCAACTTGCACATCATTCGGATCATAGCCAAAACGCTGAATGTTTGCCTGTCTGCGCAACTCTGCTGCTGATGGTTTAGCCTCACCAGCCGCACGCCCCGCCATCGCCAACGCCTGATCGACCGCAGGTTCAATAGGATTGCTAAACAATGTCGTGTCGCCACGCTCCGCAATGCGTGCCTCTGCGCCTTGACCTAAATCAACCAGTGCCTGCCGCAGTGTCGGGATGCCAGCCTTAGCCGCCTTTGCCCCCGCTGCTGTTAGCGGCACAGCCTCAAGCAATGACAAGCCAGCTTCTAACGCACCGATGCCAATCGTTGTTGGATCGCCTGTATTCATGCCCCGCTCAAATGTTCGATAGCCTTCCTGCGCCCCAAAGAACAAGCCAGCAGGCGTAAAGTCTGCAATGCCTATTCCTAGATCACGCGTGGCATTCGGATTGCCAATCAAGCCTTCCGCAATCTGACGTGCTTGGTAATTATCCAAACCAGCCGCAACAAATATTTCGCGCAATGTGTTAGTCGTATTCTGACGCAATGTTTGATCAAGTGGCGCAACCATGTCTGCACCTTCACGGCGCATACGTAACTCTTCACCCTCACGCAATGGCTCAGTGCGTCCAGTCTTTTCTTGAACCATAGGCATAACGCCAGCCGCTTGCACCTCTTCTGCGCTAAAGCCAGCAGCCTCATATTCAGCTATGTCAAATGGCACACCAATGTTTTTTAAAGTACGCGCATATTGCTGAACTTGCTCAATGCGTGGCAATTCCTCTTCACCCACTTTGACATATCCGCCAGTAGACAATGACGTTAAAACGTCATTACGCCCAGTTATTGGGTTGTAGTTCAAAGTTTTTTCTTTGATCGCAGCAACAGGTGGTGGATTTTGCGAGATAAGCTGAGCCTCGGCATACTTATCCATTTCCTCGTCTGTATCTATTTGGATTAAGTCAGCCATTAGAATTTAAACCCTTTGTCAAAATATTCGCGCTTCAAGGTGCTTTTGATCCGAGCGTAGTTTGCTTCCTGCGTTTTTTGATCTGCAAGACCACTATACCATGTGTCAAGATCAGCTAAAGGATTTTCATAGCTTAAATTAATATTAGTTCCACCATATAAATCATTGTATCTATCAATCGTGCCGATATAATCTTGACGCAATTGCTGATCAAAGAAATCTTTTTGATCGGTAATTAAATTGCGTGTTAGCTGATTAATTTCAGTGGGCGCCATTGGTCCTTCAGCCGATAATCGACGATCCGCAACAGCACGCTCCAACTCGGCAACAACAGAATAAAATGCAGCCTTAGATGCGCGACCCATGTCTGGATCAAGTGCTGTCTGCTCATCATACTGGAAGGTTGCCTGCGCATAACGCTTTGCCGCGCTAACTGCTTCCTCTTCTTCGGTTTCTAGACTGTTCATAAAATACACGTAATCTTCGCGTGATAATTGTCTTTTGAAATCTTCTACATCAATATATCTTAAATCGCCTTTATTTTTATAAGCAAACAATTCATCATAGGTTTTTGGATCTGATTTCTCACGATATGGTAAAAAACTAACATTTTCTTCTTCATCTAGCTTATTTATCTTTTCACGGAAATCCGGCGTGATTGCATTTGATGCATCTAAATAAGTTTCAATTGCAGTACGCATATCTGTGCCTTTAATGTTCTCAACATCAGCAAAAGCCTCTTTAGGCAAGTATCCTATCGCATTTGGTAAAAATCTATTTAAATCAATTATGCTATACGTTTCGTCTGGCTGATAATAAAAATATCTATTCTTTGCATTCTGAATAACATCTTTTTCAGCAGCTTCAGCACGCTGCCGCATCTTTTCTTCTAACGCTGCAAACTTGTTTGCATTTGTTAATGCGTCAGCCAAAACATTTATAGCCTCATCACGCGGCAAGTTTTGTAAAGTATAAAGAGCATATGAGCCGCCGGGCAATGCAGGCATTTCATCTTTTGGAACATTTTCACCCAGATCAATCCGATCTTGTATTTCTAATGCGCCAAGCATTGTTGCCGCTAATATTGGATCTGATCCAATATATGCATTTGCAACATTTTCCGCGATGCGTTTTTTTAATTTTAAATTTGCAGCTTGCACAACGGTTGGATTTGCCGTGCCATTTTTAACAGAACGAGCCTGATCAACGGTCAGGCCTGCGAGCGTTGCATTATATTTCTCAATCATTGCCGCTGGGTCCGTAAGGCCCGGATCAGATAGATCCACTACCGTTTGCTCATTACGGGCAGTAATCGCAGCTTGCTTGGCAGCTTCTATTTTACGATCAACAACGCCGCGCAATTGAAAACGACTTGTCACTTCCATTTGCCCGTAACGCTCTAAAAACTTCTGACGCGTAAATCTATTCCCGCCCAGCGCATCCAAAGCCTGATCGCGGATCGCAGATGTCTGCTGATCCCATAGGTTTTCACCCTCAAAGATATTGTATAGCTGCGAGGAACGCGACAGATCGCGTGAGGCTGTCCGAATGCCATCCTCAGCCGCCAACAGTGCTTCGTTTAGTTTAAGCTCCTCTGCCTCCTTATATCGCATCTTAGCGTATTCGCCAATCTGTGCGACCATTTCCTGCCCCACTGAGGCTTTCTGCAATTCTGCTTGAGCAAGAAGATCGCCGCGCATTCTAGCTTGAATGCTGCGTCCGGGTGCTTCTTGAGTTGCTACAGCGCGAGTGCGGAATACTGGTATCCTCATTTGAACATTCCTGTTTCATAACCAAACCGCGCACCTTGACCAACGCTGCGGATTAGACTTGCAGTGCCTTGCGCCCTTAAACCTGCGGCTGTTGCGCCGCCTTCCATACGCGCCAACTCTGCGTTTAACTCAGCCTCTTCTTGTGCGTCTGTAATTTGCAGATTTGTAATTTGATTATTAAACCGCTCAACAGATTTTTGATATTCAAACTCACGCGCATTGTTACGCAGCACCTCCATTGGCGTGCCTTGGCTCATATCAAAGCCACCGTAAGCAAAACCAGACCGAGCAACTGCTTGCACGTCACGCTCAAATTCTTGCTCTGCTCTTTCTTGCTGCACTAAAAAGTTTGCATTGATAATTCCGCGCTGTCTTTCCAATAGATCAATATCGCGCTCAATCATACTCGCATTAAATTCTGCCGCTTGCCGCGCCCGTTTTGCGGCTCGATTTGCTGCATTTTTTGCTTGAATGCCGCCTATAATCTGTGCGCCTAAAGTAATTGCTGCAAAAATAGTCATCTATCTAGCCTCATATATCAAACGTGTTCAAACGCGGGAACAACGCCAGAACTGTCATTGGCAACGCTTGATCTTGTCGCACGTAAACACGATCATCATCTTGAAAACCGCCGGGAAACTCAATCTTCTTATCGCCGCTAAACAATGGAACACCCTGATCCATTGGATTGGCAGAACTACGAAACGGAATACGATCTGTCTCGCCGCTGGCATTGCCAATCTCTGCGCCAACAGTTTCATGGAAACGCACAGTCAAACCATGAATACGCTTTGGTTTGCCTTGCGCCGTGCCATCTGCTGAGCCTGTATCTAACCGCATTGTTTGCATTGAACTTGTGTAACTGTAACCGACTGCTGCATTAGTTGTATCATAAGCCATGCTTATTGCGCCACTAGATACTGTACGAACTGGATGCGCAGCGCCATTTGCCAATACCGTTACGCTTTCGCCTTCCAAGTGAGACAAGCCGGAAAGTGTATTTACAGCCGAGCCGCTATACGCCAAACCACTGTCAACAAAAAATGCAGTCGTCGTGTCAGAACCAAAGTCAAACACTTTCATGCGCTCAACATATCTTTTAGTAGCACCATTAATAGTACGCTTTACAATCATATATAATTCGTCTTCGCCCGTGTCTGTCGGCAAAGTTGTAATGCTTTCAACAACAGCCTGACCGCCACTAAACGTGCCGCCAATGATGTGCTTATGCCATGCAACAATCTGTTCTTCTCGGCGATATGACAAGCCAAGCAGCGTGCCGTCTGCGCGAATAGCCCAGACAATGCTTTCCGGCTCTTGTTGATATGCAAACCCAACAACGCCGCCTTCAGTCAAATGCTCTGCTAAGATCGTCATGTCAGGCGCTGCATATGCTTCGATGTTCAATTCGCCAACATATTTAAACTCGCGCACTTTACGCCCACCGCGCTGCAAGAACAACGTCACATCTGCAATCTGCACAGGCTCAACATTTCCTGATCCATAATTAGAATATTTGCGGATCAAAGTTGTTGTTGGTGTAACTGGCCCATCATTTGCAGATGTTAAAACATATTCGCCACCAGTGGTGCCAATCGTCAAAATACGCGTGGCAGACAAATAACGAATTGCATTTACCTGATTAGACGCAATCGTGTAGATCAAGGCATCATCGTCAGCCGTGCCTGTTTCAAAGTTTTGATAGTCAGCGTTTTTGCTAAAGAAGATTGTCTGTGGATTGTTGTTTGTATTGGCAAATACTAAACGCTGCTCAAAGAATGTCACAACGCTAGGACGGTTGTCCGTACCGCTCATTTCTGTTCCGACAGCCTGTATCTTCTGCACCTTGGATAATGCAAGCTCAGCCGTGCCGCCAGAGGTGTAAGCAGTATATCCTGTCGCATCAACGTCAGTGCCAGACATATCTTTTAATGCAAATGTATTTGTTGTGGCAGATGCAACTATGTAATATTTATCGTTTAACTGTGTCATGCCAACTACATCTTTGATATAGATAACATCGTTATCAAAGAACGGATGATCGTTGCTGGTAATTACGCATGGATTGGCTTGTGTCGCACCAGTAATTGCAACCTCAGTGCCGCCACCATCTTCAAACGCCGTAAAGCTGGTTGTGTCAACATTATCACCAGCCTCGTCAACAAGTGTAAATGTATTGGTTGTTGCATTGGCAACGCGATAATTTGCACCCGATATTTCTGTCATGCCTTGAATGCCTGACAATGAAACCTCATTGCCATTGCTAAATCCATGACCTGTTACAGTAATAACACCGGGATTAGCTTGCGTAATGTTTTCAATATACTTTGCAGCGTCCAATCCACCTTGAAAGATCGGAATGGAAAACTTCCAAGCATCGTGATCTGTACGCGTTAATTTGCGCACGTCATAGCTTGGGTGCGTAAAATACATTGTATCGGCAGATTGTACAAAACGCAGATTAAAGATGTCCGCAGCCGCATAAGGCGTAACAACTTCAACAGGAACTCCGCCACTCGTAACAAGCGCACCGTTACGATAAATCCGAAACACTTGATCGCCAAACTCTAAAATATACGTATCACTGGCTTTGAACTGAAACGGAATAAGACGCGTCTTGACCGCGCTATTTTTAACTTCATCCAAAAACTCTGTGCCGGGACGGCGTGTTACGCCACCGCTTGGCATGACAATCATGTTTGTCAAATCAGCCAAACCCTCACGATATTTTTCAATATTCGTGCGACCTTCAAACTTTGGCCCAATCTCACCAGCGGTGAATGAGCTATATGCTGGTGCTGATCGCGCCATCAGAACCTCGCTTCAATAAAGTCACTCGCCTCAATATGTGTTGTCGCGCCCTCAGTCGCGTCAACAAACCGAGCCTCTTTTAATTGCGTTTGATACTGTACGTCCATTAGTTGCACCAAAGTTGTCGATCCCGAAATTGCATACGCAATTTCATGCGCCAGACGCGCGGCAACTGTTTCAACTAAGTTGGCATCATACTGCGCTGGGTCTGTAATTTGCGCCACATACTTAATTTTTGCTGTGCCTTCATTTGTCAGAAGATTTCTACCCTCAATAACAAACACTGGCTCACCAAGCGCAGAAACCATGTTATCTTGTGGATATGATAAAGATCCGTTGCTAAATTCTAAAACACGCAGGCAGTATGGATCAGTTGGCAGTGCGTATTGATACGTGTACCCAAACGTGGGAGCCGTTGAACTCCGCGCTAATTCTGCGCGACGAATTAAACAATTCCACGGGTGCGCTCGAAAAACAGCGTCACGGGCTGCATCATAACGCTGATTAACAATCCGCGCAGCCTTGCTGTCCTCAGTAAAGCTAATGATGTTTGACCCGCCGATTTTGTTTAAAGCGTAGTTTGCAATATCAACTTTACTTGTCATGCTTATTTCCTATTCATCAGGCTTTTCTTAGATGCACCACCGCTTGAAGATCTTTCTTGTGCGGCTTTTACAGCTTGTTTAATTGTTTTGTATCTAGGGAACTTCTTACCTGTTCTTTCCTCGTAGCTTTTTGCTTCATCCCAAGCGCGGTCGCCTTCTAAAAACTTTGGCTCTCCAGTCTCAACATTAAACCAAATTTGAGGAATATTCCACGCTGCTCCTTCTGGAGACATTTCCGAGGCCAAGTATTCTGTCGCCTTTCCACCACCCGGCAAATTAATTGCCTTGTGTTTTTTAGGGTCAAATGGAACTAAATCAGCCAAAGTCTGTCTCCAACGAAAAGAGGGGGCGGCGAACCGCCCCGACTTATTTAGTCAACCACATACTTAATGGTTAGCTCAATTGTGCCAGTCGCTGTGTTTGCATTCGTCACAGTGATCGCAACACCATCTTCATTGGTGTCTGTCTCTGTGCCGGAACCCAAAGCCAGCGTTGCCAAGATGTCTACCTTTTGAGCAGATGTCGAAGCAGCAGCAGCTTTGTAAGCAGCAGCGGAAGCTGAAACCGCAGCACCCGCAGAACTGGTATGCGCAGCATACCCTACTGACAAGGTAGTACCTGCACCCAACGCGTCATGCGCCAGTGAGCCTTCCAGCAAGCGTGCGCCGTCTGGTAGAACAAACATCTCAATTGTGCTGGCATCAGCCAAAGAAGATGCTTCATATGTGCCGTGAGCTACGCGGATACGTCCGCCCATCTCATTGGCTTTGTTCATCACGACTGGATCTGCCAGCGAGTTTGTACGTTGTGCTGAATAAACTGTAGCCATTGTTCAAACTCCTTACGCTTCAGAACACAACACTTCGACCACTTTTGCTTCTTCCATACGGGTCGCCCCGATAGATTGGCAATAGTAGACTTGTGTTGCATATGATTTGTCTGCGCGTTCATCAATGCGAGCAGTTGGCTCTTTGCCAATCGCTAGCTTAATGCCGTCCATTGCAAATGCAATAACGCGACGATAGCTGGAGCCATCAACGCCCAAACGGTTTGACATGATAAATGTGAAGCCAACAAACTGATTTAGCTCGCCTTGCGCCAAAGCCTTAACAGTGTTGAAGTCACTTGATGTCACGGTTGTGTCGCCCAACAGATCAGAAATCTGTTTTGGTGATACAACAATGTAACGTGGGATAGATGGATCAACATCGTTGCTGTCGAGGATTTCTTTCGCCTCTAGCAACTTCGCCAGTGTCAAACCAGCCGCTGGTGAACCTACACCGATTTGCTGATTTGATGTGTCGAATGCAGTTGTTGTTCCACCATCTTTACCAGTCTTGGCATTACCAAGAGCAGCAGAGATAATCACGTCATCCATTGCGCGACCCATAGCAGCAGCAGCAGCGCGGCTGTATGTTGATGTTGGATCGATCAACATGCGAACTTTGTCCTGATCATCAATCAGATCCGCATATTCATAATCCGCCATCGTCACCATGCGACGAGAGTGAGGTGTGTCGATCAGCGGAGTATCCGCATGACGTGTAGTTCTCAGAACAGCAGCAGCACTGCCGACCTGATCAAAAAAGGCTTTCTCGCCATTAACAGTTTCTACGTCTACCGCTGTGCGCAGTAGTGAACCCATCTGCTGTGACAGCATCTGTACGTTCGAAGAAAACTGATTGACGAATGCCGTAGTAATTTGAGTAGACATTTGTCTCCAACTCCTAAGAAAAGGTTACAGGTGATGTCGCTCGATTGTCCCTTGCGGGGTCTTGCTTACTGCTTGGGCAGTCACTCCGCATGACGCACATGCTTGTGTGTGGGCCTCTCGGTTATCCACTATAAGTATTCACGTAGAGCAAGAACTTGACTGATGTAACTGTCATGCTCTGGGTGCATCTTATCCCAATATGGGCCATCTCGTCTAGTCATCTCTGCAATTTGACGTGATGCCTCTTCTGGGGTCATAATCATTTCAGTGGTCTGACCCTCCAAACTATCTTCTCCAATCTGATCTGCAAGGGACGCAAACATGCGAACAATCGCCGGATGATCGCCCAACATGCGCCCGTCTGACAACGCAATCTCGTCAAAGATTTCCGTACCGCCCAACAAAACATTAGCCGCCATCTGCGCACGTTCTAACTTTTGTTCGAACGCCTTGCCATATTCTTGACGCAATTCCTGCTCGCCCTGATAGCGTGCATCCTCTGCCGCACTTTCACGTTGGCTCATGCCTTCGCTGTACGACTGATCCAAATAATTCGCAAATGCCTGCGCTTGCCGATTTGTCAATCCTGCCTGATGTAAAGCCGTCTTTAAGCTCGCAATCTCATTCTCACCCATAGACGAAGAACTAAACGAAATGTCATATTCGCTCGGATCGTTTGGTGCGCCCAACCTAGAATAAACTGCTCGCCACTCATCATCCGTTGCAGACTTGCCGGGCAACGGTATTTTGTCAGCGCCGATCATACGCTGCGCATGTACATAACTTTTTGCCAAAGAACTGGGATCAGTAAAGTTGCGCAAACTTGGCTCATTGCGCAAATCTTCTGGTAAACTATCTAAAAATCCTACTGACGCTGCGCCAGTATTTGCGACTTCTTGAGATCCACTTTCTTGGATTGCCTCTTCGCTCATGTGATTTCCTTCTCTTCGGACAGCATACGGACGATCAGCAGCACTGCTGCTCGCTGCCCTTCATTAAAAGCTGATTGATAAGGATCGCCCGAAAACGTGGTTGTCTCAAAAGCAAAACGCTTTTTAAGATCACTCAAAACTTGCTCGCCATCTTCGCTATTAAATGTGCGCCGATAAGCCAGCTTTAATTCATCTAGTCTGTTCATCCGCTCAATGCCTTAACCATTGGCGCTGTCTGCTGCGCAACCTGCGCGTCAACTAGCTCCTGCTGCTGAGCAGCCTGTGCCTGCTGAGCCGCCGCCTGCTGACGGCGTAACTGCGCAATCTCATCATTACTGCGAATAATACGCGCAGGCATACCAGTCGTTTCAACCAAATACTGCACCATACGATCTGGATCGATATAATCCTGCACTGGCGCAAGTTCGCCCAACTGCACAAGAACCTCAAATCCACGCAGTACAGATTGCAAGTCAGTCAGCTTCTGAGCCTTCGCCAATGGCGATACATACTCAATATCAATGTCCTGACCTTGTAATTCCTCCGGGGCGGCAGGGAGAAGCCCATCCCGGAGGAGCAGCGCAAATGAACGAGAAATAAGAGGCTGCAACAACTCAGACTGGAGCCTACCGAGAACAGGCCCAAGAAGTCGCATCTTTTCCTCATTGCGCTGCAAAACCTCAGTCGCTGTCATTGTCGGACCCTGCCCCAACAGCAACTGATCTACATAAAACGCCTGCCGAATAGCATTCCGGCGTTGCTCCTCCATGTTTAAGCCAAGAGGATTGTTCGCACCAATCTGCAACGGCTCCATACGATCGCGCGTACCGGATCGATAAAAATTCAATGACCCCGGCGTTGTTCGTATAGGCATCATAAACCCATCATCAGGAACCATCAACGGCGGGTCAATCTGCTTCTGCGCCGCCCTGATCGTCACCTCTGACATCTTGTTGACCATCTTTACATCAGGCAAAGCAGTCATGGCAGGCGAGCGCCCATATATGCTCACGCTGTCTTTAACAAATCGCGGCACCATAAATGGAAAATCATCAAACCCACCTTCGCTAATTAAATGCTTGGCACCCTGATGATAATACACCGATGCAATCGGTTTATTCTTGGCAGTCCGACCTTTCGTCTCCCCGCGCGGGAATACCGCATGAATAATTTCATGCTCCTTATACGGATCTGTCTTCATGTCAGACAATACAGATCGCGGCATATTCTCTTCGCCAAAACGCATAATCAATGAACGCGCCGTCATTTTAAACTTACGA